CATGTAGCTCCGTCTATAAAAGTAAATTTATAAACGTCTTTGGTTCCTTGCTCGTATATTCTTAATACTTGCTGCATGCCTCCGTCTGTCCCGCATATGGTATCCCCAACTTTTAAGTCTCCCATTTTGCGCATGCCGAATGGGGTGACAATCAAGGCGTCGTATGGCTGCTCTTTCCCACTACTTGCTTCTCCTCCCGAGAACATAACGTCAGCGTCGCAAGTCCCTAGTGCTTCCTGGAATCCTGTCTGATATATGTAGTCAATATTGTCCCTTAGCCTAAATCCATCCACCTCTACCCATCCGGCGTCTTTCACTGTAGCCAGCTTTCTTTTTACTACCGGATAAAGTTCAGGCATTGGTGTATTTCTGTCTTTCAATCTAAGCATAATTTTTTATTTCAAAATTACGGAAAAACTTTCATGTTATTAAAAATAACAGTACATTTGTAAGTAAATGGGTAATAAGTTTAATAAAATAGTTTGCGAGTGCTGTGGTAAAGTTCTTCCTGTAGTCATTATAAACATAGATGGCGAGGTGGAATTTTCTGTTTTTTGCAGATATTGTAAGTCCACAACAATTGTAAAATTACCAAACAGCGAGGTAGGGCAGCGGTAGTTCGTATGGCTCATAGCCAGAAGGTCACAGTTCCGAATCCTGTCTTCGCAACATCAGTGTCCAAGAGACCTAAAATTAAGAGACTATACGTCCAAATAAAAGATGAAATAATCTTTTGTTTGGACTTTTTATTTTTAAAATTAATAGAAACACTATTATGAAGTTCACAAAAGATCAAGCCCTTCAAAACCTGAAGGCACAATTCTCAGCAAAGGGTGAAAACCTGAAGCTAAGCGACAGAACACTAAGTGAGACAATAGAGACCCTAATGCCAGCACTGACAACTGACGATACCGAGATCGATGCTTTTATCAAAGTTCTTTATCCTGTCGTGAAAACGACGAATGGCAACTTTATCAAGGAAACCACCGATCACGTTAAGTCATGGGAAGAAGCCCATCCAGAAAAAAAGAAACCTGAAGAAAAACCTTCCAATGGTCAATTTGATCCGGATGCAATTGGAAAAATGATTTCCGAGCAGTTCGAAAAGTTTGCTATGCCTATTATTGCAGACGTGAACAAGATTAAGGCGCAGGCCAGAAATTCGCAGCTAATTAAATCGGCCACGAATATCTTCATGGCAAAGAAGCCTGATCCAAAATGGAAGGCTGCGTATGAAGATGCGATTGATCTTGTTTCAGCGAAAATATCCGAATCTGATACTCCTGAATCTCTTTCTTTAGCAATAGAGGAACGGTTCAATAAGAATGTAGCGATTGCGGGAGCAAAGAGCGGATATATTCCGGTAAAATCAAATGACAACGATCCGGAAGATAACAAGTCAAAAAACGGATTTGTAGTAAAGACGCTTGAAAATGCAGGGCTTATTCCAAAGAGTGAAAGCAAGTAAAAGTTTTTAAATTTAAAATGTTAAAAAATGAGTTTCAACACTTATGGTAAAAAGTCTACGGCGTACGGGGGCAATACTCCTGTATGGCTAGGGAAAGGAGATACTATACCAGCGGGAGGAACCCTGATCGACCAATATGTCGTCGAAGGCGCCTTGTATCCTGCCGGTACGCCGGTACATCTTTCCGGCATGGGCGGAGATCTTATTCCGCTTGAAGTTTTTGAATTACAGTCCGACCTAAGCACAGCCGATACGAGTATCGTTATTTCGGTAGGAAATCTTGGGTCTGCTCCAGATGTTAGTATTGCTTATGGTATTCTTCCTGCGTCCGGCACTATTATTACTACCGCGTCAGACGTATCGTCCGTAACGGGACCTGATGTTTCCGGGAATTACAATCTGGCATTTTCGGCAGGAGCATTTGGTGCTGCATCAGATGGGGATTACCTTGTATTTGCAGTCTCTACCGGGTCCAATCAATCTATGCTCGCTCCGGTTAACGGGCTTTTATGGAATGATATTTATATCGAGACAGGTATGACGAGCGCAACCGCAACCGGGGCGGTCCGTGATTCAGGGCAGGTTCTTGTTGATCGTATCCCTACGGTACCCGCTTCCATTCAGGCGCTATTGCCAAAAATAACTTTTATTAAGGAGGAATAAGATATGAATACTTATCCAAAAGATACCTATGACCTTCTTGCCGGGGCGCTTGGCAATAATGGAAATCGCGAATTGCAGGGTTTTCTTGATGACATCGTGTCCATAAAATACAATGTTCTTGATCTTACCGGATTCCCGATGTCTTCGGACATGCTTCTGGACTTCACTTACGAACAGGTTCAGAAAGAGTTGAAGATGAATGTCATGGCTACTTATGTAGACCTTGACTCGCTGCCTATTCCTTTAGCTACCGAAGGGGTTACCCTTGAAACAGGGAAGATCCCAAGGATGAAGCTTATGGAAGTCTTCAATGAAGATAAAATACGTAAGCAGCTTATTCTCGAACAAAGGTTCGGAAATGGATCTGACCGTGCCAAGCAGGCAGCAGTTAAGAATCTGTTTATTACAGTAGATAAGCTGATTGGTGGTCATACTAATTCGTTGACATACCAGAGGCATCAGGTCGTTTCCACCGGGCAGTTTACTTTGACCGCTACAAATAACCCTCGCGGTATAAAAGGGCATACTTTTTCGTCCCACGTTCCGGCAGCTAATAAAACCGCATTGTCCGGCCACTATCGCTGGTGGACCGCTGTTTCTGCGGCAGGTGTATATTCCAGTGAAGGCACCAGTGCAGATCCTATCCAGAATTTAAAGGATATGGATGATGTCGCAGACGACAAGGGGGTAACCATGAAGCATTTTGAGATTGACAAACTTTACGCAAAGCAAGTTGTCAATCACTCGAAAGTTACTACCGCTATCGGATACTACATCAATGCCTTGGCGGATGATGATGCAACGGCAGTAAAGATTGCCTCTAATAAAACGTGGCAGGAAAGATTGACCATCCTTGGTGAAATAGTAGGAGCGCCGTTTATTGTTATCGACAGCATTGTGTCCGTAGAGAAGCTGGTTAACGGAGTAATCACGAGGCCGCAGTTCCGTGCATTTGCCGCTAATTCCATTGTACTTCTGCCTGATGGTAATCTCGGCGAAACATTGACTGTAGAGCCAATTATGTTATCTGGTGGAACTTATGGAACGTTCTATGACGGGAGGTTGCTATTGACTGTGGACTATGACTATGTACAAAAATTGCAGGCATACTATACGGAAATGACATCACTTGTCGTTCCTGATAAGCCTCAATATATGTGGTACTTAACTCCATACACAAGCTCATAAAATTATGGCACTGACGATTGATCAATATTTGCAGGTGGTTCCTGGCATCACTTTTTCTGATCTACAGATTCAGAGAATATTAATGAAGTCAGGGATAGTCAGCGGAACGATTGCCAGTGACGTTAGTGAACAATCGCGTGATTTAGCAGAGGCTGATGTGTGGTATTCTGCGTCTATGATGACAGGTGGAGGTAGTTATTCTAAAAAAATAAATAACCGCCAAATATCAGAAACGCAATCTGCTGTGTCCGACAAAACAAGAGCATTGTGGCTTAATGCTGCAAATGCTCTTCGGGCTAAGTGGGGATTATTACCGTATACCGATAATAAGCAGATTTACGATGCAACAATGTTCTGGCAATGAGTGATACCATTATTAAATCGCTATTATATTTTGATGGAAACGTAATCACCTTCAATGGTGCGGTGATTGTTTTTCAGCATGTAGTTTCATTAACTAATCAGCCAAATTTCTTTTATCCGCATACCTGTGTGATATATAGAAGCTCTGGGCTGGTTAATGAAAATGGCGAAGAGATAATGGACGGAATTCAGTACGGAATATGTGGTTATGATAACAATGAGGGCGGAAATACAACATTTCAAGGCATCGAGTGGAAAACAACACCCACTTTGTCTTTGCCGGATACCGACATACTCTTTAAAATAAATGACCACGTTATTGTAAATCTGGAAAACGGTCGGATCATAGAAGCTTCTGTAAGGCAAATAGAAGTCCAACTGGAAGAGGGGATGGAAGGAACGACGCTTTGGTTAACGGGAGGAACTGATCAATGAGTAGAAATACAGACAC